TAATTATACTCCGAAATCAAAGAACTGTCTATGTAGCGCGACAAGATTTTTGAGAAATAGGGACAGGATAGATGAGAAAAAATCGCCCATTCTTAGAAGCATTTCCGAGGCTCGCTCACTTGCGTCAACCGCCCCCAAACAAAGGGAGCGGCCCACGCAAGAGGGCGGGCTTTTTTAGGCTCCGGGAGGAGCGGCTTTTGCCGCCCCTCCCTTTGCCTTTTACCCTCTTGTGGGGGTTTACCCTTCCGGCTCCTCGTCCGGGCCTTCTGCGGGCTCCTGGGGCCCTTCCTGGGCCTCCACGGGCTCGGTGTACTTCGTCCAGCCATAGACGCCGGGCTCCCATACGTTCCCATCGACGTCAGACGTCCACTTCTCGTCGTTGTGGGAAACCTTCGCGCCCTTGCTATATGCGTCGTGTGCCCCGAGGGGCTGCACCCAGTCGGGGAACTCCTCGAGGGGGTTGCCGATCTGTGTCCACATGGAGGGCGTCTCCGAGGGCTTTCGGTTCTGCCCGGCGTCGGTGACGTCGTGGATGGAGCGGTAGAGCTTCCCCTCGTCCTGGACGATGTCGCCCGCCTTGCCCCTCCAATTCTCATCCCATGTGACAAAGAACTCGGGATATTTTGCGATGGAGGCGTCGTCGAGCTGCTGGGCCTGGGCCGCTTTGACAAACATGAGCTCGGCGACGGCCTGGGCGGAGTCACTCCGCTTTTGAGCGTCCGAGATTGCCTTGACGGACTTCTTCGGTGTTAAATACTGCATCATTCGTATGCACCTCCAAACCCGGAGATCGAAACTTCTCCCTCATACCCCTCATTCTTCGTGATGGTGAAACGAACGTCGACGCCCCACTTCTCGGCGGTCTTGGTCTCGTTCGTGAAGTTGAAAACCCGGTTGATCGCGACCTGCGCCGTGATGTCCTCCCAGGTCGGGGTCGCGTCAAACGCATTGTTACACGCTTCGACCTTTGCGACCGAGCCCTCGATCTTCCATGTGGGGGTGATGAGGATCTTCGTCGCCCGGGCGTCCGTCTCCTCGGGCTTTGCGAATTGGAACTTGATGACCGTCTCCTTCTTGGAGAAGTTCCAGACTCTCACGCTCGTCGCGAAGTTGCCGTCCACGGCCTCCACGCGGAGCTGGTGGGCCCCATTGGTGAGGGTGAGCCATTTCTCCCGGGAGAGCTCGATCGTCTCCTCCTCGCCGAGCGTCGCTTGATAGCTGCGGATCTCCTGGTCGTCCACGAACTCCGTGACGACCACGTTGTCGCCCTCGACGTCGGTGACGGTGTAGGTCTCCGCAAAGCTGCCCGTCTGCTGCCCGAGGTCTTTGTCCTCGCCGGAGATGCTCGGGGCCGAGTTGGTGCGCTTGAAGGTGAGGCGGCGGTAGGATGTGCCGCCCTGCCCATCCGATGCCTCAATGACGAGATTGTTGACCGTATTGAGCCCCAGCGCGTAGAGCTTTTCCGAAGTGATGGAGATGGAGAGCTGCTCGCCCTTCGGGGCGTTGTTGAGGGTGCGGAGGGTCTCGTCGTTGAGCTTCTCGACGACTGTGACGGCGTCCCCGTCCGCGTCGTCGACGGTGTAGGTGTACGTGAAGCCGATGTTCTTGTCCCCGAGGTTGGTGTCTGCGCCGGAGATGACCGGGGCGGAGTTGACTCGGGTGAATGTCCATGCCCGGGTAGCCGTTCCGCCCTGGCCGTCCGTGACGACGACCTTGACCGTGTGCTGCCCGAGGGAGACTTCCTTGATGTTGATGGAGATCGTGTTTTTTGCTTTTCGCGTCGGGGCGAACGACTTCGTCGTTCGCCCATCAAGCGACTCCGTCGCCGTCAAGACGTCGCCGGAGTCGGCGTCGTCGACCGTGTACTCGATCGTGAAGTTTGTGTTCTTGTCTCCGAGATTTCTGTCACTGTCAGAGATCAGAGGGTCAGTGTTCAGGACTTCAAGGACGGGGCGGAAACCGAGGAACGCGTCCCGAGTGGACGAGTTGTACCAATCCCAGAAGCGGGCCGAGGTGTACCCACGGAACGCACGGTACGACGCATTATCCGCAAAAACTTCCTGGCACCAGGAATAAACGCCATACCAGTTCCAAAACTTGTTATGCGCGCTGTTTTGGTCGGTCGAGTTGAGGTTGTTGTCCAGGTCGGAGGAGACCGGGGCCGGGAGGCCCGAGATGACCTCCTCGCGGGTGATGAACCTGTCCCACTCGTTATTAGTGGGTGTTCCGCCCGCATAGGAGTCGCCATTCCTTCGGTTGCTGCCGCCTGTGAGGACGCGGCACTTGTATTTTGCGCCGTCGATGGTGACGGTCTTGCCTGTGATGTAGCCCTGTGAGTTGAGGTCGTCCCAGGAAACCGAAACCAGGATGACGCGGTCGCAAATAAGCAGCGTCTTGTCTCCGTCCTTGATTTTGACCCATTGGAGCTTGTTCGCGTCCGCGCTGGGGGTATTTCCGAAGGTATAGTTCGCCATGCTGCCGGACATCTGCGGGATGTCGCCGACGCCGTAGTTTCCGTCTACATCACTGTCAGGACGCCACGGTTTTGTAGGGCGCTTCAAGATCGCGCCGTTGTTGTAGAAGCCGCCGAGCTTGACGGTTCCGAGATATTGCGCCATAGGGGATCGCTCCTTCCGTTTTAATGAAGCGGTAGGGCGCGAATATCTTCTTCGCGAGATTGTAGGCACACGCCCAGCGAGCAAACCCGAGCCACGAGTTGACCGCCTGGACGACCGCCGAGCGCGTGAGCTTGCCTTCCTTCATCTTCCGAACCATCGCCTTGACGCGCCGCTTCTCCCTCCGTTTGGACTCGGTGCGGAGCATCATGTGGGTGGCCTTGATTTTGAAGCCGTAGGCGTTCACGCCCTGCCGCATATAGAAAACCTTTGTCTTTTTGTTGGTGTCAAGGTGTAGCCTCTCGCGGAGGAATACCTTGATTTTCGCCAGCCATTCCCGGGCGGTCTCCTTGTCCGGCGCAACGATGACGATGTCATCCATGTACCGGGTGTAGAGCTTCGCGCCGAGAAAGCGGACGCAAAACTGATCGAGCTCGTTGAGGTAGATGTTCGCGAAGTCCTGGGAGCTGACATTCCCGAGAGGGATGCCCGTCTCGCCCTCCGGCGAGCTGTCGATCACTTTGCAAAGAAGCCGATAGAAGCGGAGGAGATCCTCATAGGTCTCCGGGCGTTTCTTCTTGAGCTTCTTGAACCGCTTCGCAAGGATTTTCTTGAGCAGAGCGCGGTCGATGGAATAAAAGAACTTTCGGGCGTCGATCTTGATGATCGCCGCGTTGTCGCCCCATTTCATCCGGGCGACCCTCATGTCGTGCTGCACCTTGAAGGCGGCACGGATCGGGCCTCTCCCGTACTGGCAAGCAAACGAGCCGTTGATGAACACGGGCCGGAACATGTTTTGTAGTTCCTCGTGGACGACGAGCTGCACCACCTTGTCCCGGAGCTGTGGAATGGAGAGGTCTCTCCGCTTCGGCTCCGTGATGACATTGAAGTGATACGGGCCCGGCGTGTACTTCGAGCTCTTGAGCTCCCGCCAGAGGTCGACGTTGTTCTTCTCCCGGAACAGGTCGTACTTGACGGCCTCCCGGGTGTACTTTCTTCGCCCTCTTAGGGCTTGCTTGTAGCCGCCCTTGATCCGCTCGTAGCCGACCGCCTCCTCATAGGGCACAAGCGGCATGATCGGCGGGATCTGCGGGCGTTTTATATTCTGTGCGGTTTTAATAAATAAGGGGAATTTCGTCATTGTGGCATCCTTTCCTTTGGGAACGGCTTGGCACCTATGACGCGGGTTTATACCCACATTGTAGACTCGCCCTTGCCTCCCCATACAAAAGGGCGGGCTCGGGGGCGTCACTGTTTTTACGCCGTCTTAGACAAGGCGAAGGATTACCTCTCCCTTGAAGTATAACAAGGACACGCACTCGAAGCCGTAGCCGCGAATGACGTAAAACCTACAAGGCGGGGCGGAAACCGAGGTTCGCGTTCCGATTGGACGAGTTGTTCCAATTCCAGTTGCGGGCCGAGTTGTACCCACGGTTCGCACGGTTCGACGCCATACAGAGATAACCCTAAGTAGGTGCGGTTTACTTTTTATCGGTTGTTGATGAAGTGCTTTTGCAAGCCTCCAATAATGCGCCCCATTTCGTTGAGTTTGGTTTGCAGCTCGTGGATCTTCTTCTCCGTGATGTACTTCTGTGTCCGGGCGACCCCGAACAGCACGAGGAGGAGCGTCTTCTCGGCGTCCGCCTCATCCAGCCATTCAAGCCGCTTTTTGACGACGGTGAGGTTGTTCGCCATGACCGCCGCCCGGATGAGCCTAAAACACGATTGTTTGATTTCCTGCGACAAACTAAACTTTTCGGCCTGGGGGAAGTTCTTGAGCAAGGGGTAGACATCTCTCTCGAGGAAGATCTCAGCCTTCTTTTGCAGTATGGACGGTTCCAATGTAGCAGCACCTCGCATTTCTAATGCGGGCGATCTCGGTGATGTCCCCGAAGAACTCGAAGCCGTAGTCGGTGAGCTTTACCTTCGCGGGTTTTCCCGTGATGGAGCTGTGTCCCTCAATGACAAGGACGGCCTCCCCTTCGAGAGTGAGACCGCTCGCGGTCTTGAGGGCGAGCTCGTCATCCAGGAGTTCCCGGCATATTTCGCATATCGGGCAAAGCTCGCCGAAAAAGTTCCCGAGTATGCAGCTTGCCTCTTTACGGGTACAGGCGACCATATAGCCGCCATTCCCGGAAAGACAAGCGAGGTTATACATAGAGTTTTCGCGCCACGGAGTCATAGATGCCGGACGTGATCGCGACCGCGTTGACAGAGTCAAAATTGATGAGAAAGACGTTGTTCGTCATGTTGTTGAGCGTGGCGTCTTTCAGCACTTTGATCTCCTTCTGTGCGTCGGCGATCTGCGCCTCATGGAGTATGACGGCCTCTCGGTTTTGGAAGATGCCGTCGTCCATGTGGTTCATGTTCGTCTGACTCACGGGCGTCCCTTCCTGGATGACCTCGCCCGTCGCGACATCTTCGACGTGGTCGAGCCATCCGATCTTTTTATACGCTTCCATTTACAATTTCTACCTCCGTTTCTTTTTCAATAATGTTATATTTGAAGGCCACATAGAGACCCTTGCTCGGCGGCTTCTCGAATGTGCGCTCGGTCTGGGCGATGATGTCCCCGTCCGTGTCGACGAGCTGCACATTTGCCACGCTCCCGGAAACCGTGTCGTCAAAGTAGACGTAAATCTTCACGGTGTCCGCCTCGATGATCTTGCGGAACGGCTTGACCGTCTTCGGTGCGCCGTTCAGCGTATAGGCTGCATGGTCGACCGAGTCGGCAAAGCGCCGCCCGATCTTCTCAATGCCGACCGCTGTGAGTGTTTTCGGCATCTGCTTCCCCTCCTTCCGTCATGTATGTTGTCCCGGAGCAGCGAAGCGCCGGAGAGCACATGGGGTATATTTTCGCGCCGGAGTCTGCCTCCGAGCCCGCCTCAATGCAGGAGGCGAGGCCCTCGTACATGACAAAGGCGCACGGCTGATAGAATTTTTCCGAGGCCGCGATTGTTCCCACCTTCGGGAACTCGACCTCGCCGGAGCCCTGGGCGCTGCCCGCCTGGATGTCGCTCGCCAAAAGGTGGCCGATGCTAACCACACGGGGCCAGACTCCGCAAACAATCTCTCCGCAACGGGGGTATCTTGAGAAGCCCGTGAAGACCTGGGAGCGGATCTCGATGCCGTTCCCGGCCTCCGCGCCGTAGGCGGGCTTTGAGCTGCCCTCCTTGACCTTCCGAACCTCCGCGTCGATGACGGTGAGATTGTTGATGCCGCTTTGCTTGGAGCCCTTGAGGAAGACGATGAACTCCGCCCACCGCTCGGGGTCTTGGTAGGAGAAGGGCTCAATCGTGCTCTCCTCATATCCGAGCGCGGCCAGGGCGTAGAGGATGCCCGTCTTCGTGCCGCTCCACTCGGAGATGACCCCCTTCATGGAAAGCCGCGTCCGATAGCTCTCCACGTCCTCGCCTTCAAGTCTCGGCATGTCGCGATCCTGTCCGTGGACGGGGAGCATGACCGGGCTCGCGCTTGCGACGTTCGCTTCACTCCGAACCCGGAAGACGTCCTTTTTCATGCCGTCGAAGATACGCCCGACGACCTTGAAGAAGATGTAAAACTGGTTGACCGCCCGCTTGCCGCGCTTGAGTGGGGCAAAAAGGAGGTCGAACATATACTCGCCGAACGTGCCGAACCGCTTCATCCGCTCACTCCCTCCTCACCGTGACCTTGACCGTGCCGAGGGTGATGACCTTGTCCTTGTCAAGAACCACGTCCTCGGCGGGTTTGGTGATTTCGGTGTTTGTGGCGGCGCTGTAGTTGCTGCGGATCGCGAAGTTGATGTCCGAGCGCCGGAGCTCGTTGAACCTCCGGCCCTTGCGGACGGCGAGCAGATCGGTGAGAATTGCGTTGACCCGGTTCTTGACTTCCTCCTCCGCTGCGACGTCGGCGGTCGTGACCGTAACCTCAATATCTTGTGGTGCGGTGACAGATGACTTTACAATAACATTATCGTATGGCCCGGCGATCTTGTCAACGGCTTCCCGGACTTCCTTGAGGAGTCCTTCCGTGGCCTCTCCCGCTGTGCCTGTGACAATGACGTCAACCGTCCCTTGCCCCCGGGGGTGGTCGCAATCCGCTTGCGCAAACAGGACGCCCGGGACGGCCTCGGCGGTGTTGATGAAGGTGTCCTCAATCGACCGCGCCGCCAGCTCCGACCAGGAACGGAGGCCCCGGGTGCGGAGGCTCTCGTCGTCCTCGGTGTCACTTCCTTCCCGGACGATCCAGTCCTCGCCGTTTGAGATGCCGTCGATCCCATTGAGGAACGTGAGGCTCCGGGTGATCTGTGCCTCCGGCACATTGTACCGGGAGCCCTCCTTCTCCGCTTCGACCAGGACGTCCACCGACCGGGCCCCTTTTTGCAGCACCGCCGCCTCAAGCACAAAGAAGCGAAGCTCCTCGCCGTTGACGTCCTTCTCTGTTTTGAAGACGTGGCCCTTCGGGATCTTGACGGCCTCGCCCTGGTCGTTTGTTCTGGACAGTGTAACGAGACCCTGGGTCTTTTGGGCCTTCTTGCGCTTCTTTCCGTAGTCCGCCGCCTTGAGGTCGACCCACACGCCCGAGGCGTGAGTGAGGAACATGTTGTTCAGCACGTCCCGGAGCAGCTCCGTGAACTCGACCTTGATGCGGAGGACGATGAGGAGCAGCGTGTAGAAGACGCCGCCCGAGTGGAAGTTCGTGATCGCGAAACCTTCCTCCTTCAGCTCGCCGATGGTCTGCTCCTTGAGCGTCTCAAGCTCTGGAACCGGGAGCACCTCGTCGAGTATATCCTTGTCAATCATACTGTTATCACCTCCACATCAACCGCGCTGACAACGACGTTGAGCTCCCGGGGGCTCTCCTCGTCCGTAAATCGGAAGGAGCACCAGAGGCGGAAGACATCGTCGGAAAAACTGACCTCGACCTCGATGCTCTCGGGCACGATGACCTCCCGCCTTTGGAGGCCCAGCCGCGCCCGCTGCGCGATCTCAAGCCGGACGAGGTCGCCATCCTCGGACTGGATGAAGTCATACAGGCCCCAGCCGAAGGCGGCGTCATAAAAGAGATCGCCGGGCTGTGTGAGGGCCTCGAGGATGATATTCTGGTATAGGCAATCCAGGCCGGAGCAGAGAGGGGCGTCGCCGTCCGCTGCCCTGGTGAGCTCCCAGGCGTCCGTGAGGCGGATGTCGGTGTCGTTTAGGCCCGTCATAGCTGCACCTCCCCGATGATCGCCGGGCTGTCCCCGTAGGCCAGCGCCACGGCGACGACGGCCCCGGCCTTGTATTGCGCCTTAGAGCGGACGCCCGGGAGGGCCGGGAAGGTCTCGTCCACGTTGCCGAAGCGGTCGACGACGGTGAGGGTGTACTCGTTCCAGTGTGCCGTGATGTGGCCCTTGTAGCTGCTCCCGGTCTCGTCGTTGTGGATGACAAGCTCCTCGAGCTCGAATGTCTCCCCGAGCTGCGCCGCCTTGCTGACGGTGGCGTAGACCACGGCGGGGAGTTTGACGTGCGGGTACTCCTGCGCGATGAGCTTCTTCGCTACTGCCTTTATCATTTGCTCAAGCACTTCCGCGCCCTCCTTTCTTGGTTCTTAGAAATAAATCTTCGTGCGGATGAAGCCGTCGTCGTTGGTGGCCGAGACCACCTTCGCGACCTCGAACTCCCCGCTCACTTTGGGATGTTTTACGCTGATTTTGTGGGAGTGCCGGACAAACGGGGCCGACACGGTCTCAAGCTCCCACGCGCCCCCGACGCGGGTGAGGGCGATAATGTTGACCCCATACTCGAAGATGTAGGTCTTGTCCTGTTCCGGCTTCTCTCCCCAATAGAACACGCCGCCAGAGAAGAAAAACGGCTGCTTGATGTTCCATGCTGCATGAACGGCGTTGATCGCCTCGATGACGTTCATCTGCCGGATGGGGAGCCGCTTGCGCTCCGGGTAGCCCGTGGCGGAGAGCTTCATCTTTGAGAGCCCCGCTTGCGCGAGGAAGTAGGAGATCATCTCCTGCGGGGTGGTGTCGAGGAACGTGTTGTTGATCTGTGTCTCCTCGAGGAGCAGCATCTCGTCCTTGAGCGTGATCTCGTCCATGAACCCGCCGCCGTTGTAGGGCTTGGCGACATAGCCGGAGAAGACCTCCTCAAAGACGTCGTTATATCCGAGCTCTATCGCTGCCGGGTCTTTCCGGGCAAGGGTGAGCTTCGGCTGAAATTGCTCGGTGAAGCGGATCTTCGCCCAATCAAAATAGGACGTTTTCGCGGAGTAGACCTCAATCTCGACGCCCCGGTCGAATGTGTAGGGGCCAGCCCGCGCCGCGATCTGCGGGTAAAATAATTCCAGTGTCTCCACGTTGCGCCTCCTTCTTTAGTATGGCATCTGCGCCACTTTGTCCAGGGCCTCCGCCGCGCTTGCGTCGTCCACGGCGGGCGACTTCCCCCGGTTTGCCTGTAAATACTTCTGATAGTCCGAGGAGAGGGTCGTTTGCTGGTTCGCCGCCTTCCCGCCAGAGGAGCCGCCCGAGGAACTCCCCGAGGAGCTGCTCGTCGTCTGGATCGTCTGCGGGACATATTCCCAAAACTCAAGGGAGACGGTGAGCTGATCCTTTTTGACCTCGCTCTTGTGGGTGATGCCCTTGAATAGCACCTTGTCGATGCCGTGCTTTGCCGTGTCCTCGCTGACGATGGGGATCGGCTGCGGGACGGACTGGCCGGGCGTCCGAAAAAGGGCCCGGACAGTCTCAAGCCGCTGGTACTTCGTGGCCGTGGGCGTGTCGTCGAGGATGAGTTCAATGTTGACCTTTGCGTCCTCGTAGCCCGTCGCCTGTTTGGGTTTGGTGGCGCTGCCCTCTACTTCCTGCTCGTCAATCTTGGCCGACTCCTTGACCTCGATGCTTTTCACAAGGCCAGGGAGGACGACCCCGTTCACTTTGACGAGTTGGTCTTCGGTGTAAATCACGGTCGTTCCTCCCTTCCTTTACGCTGGTGTCGGAGCGGCATCCGGGTCGCCCTCCGGGTCTTCGCTGCCGTTGGCCTCGGCGTAGTCCTCGGCCTCCTTGAGCAGCGCGAGAAGCTGCTCAAGGTCTTTGATCTTCTTGAGGTCGACGGGGATGAGCAGCTTTTGGATGATGACCTGCTTGCCGGAGCCGCCCTCGCCGGAGCCGCCGCCCTGCTTGTCTTCCTTCCCGCCGTTGGTGTCCGTGAGGCTCACCTTCTTCGCGGGCTCGCGTTCAAGCGTGGCCTTCGCCCCGGAGAGCCCCTTTTCCATCGCCTGTGCGGGCGCGTCCTGCGCCAGCTCGAGGCCGTGGGCGTAGGTCGTCATCGTGCGCTGGCCCGAGAGGGTCAGGGTCGAGAGTGGGCCCTCTTTGGCGTCCGAGAACGGGAGTAGGTTGCGGATCTTTTGAAGTCCGCCCTTGACCGCGTCCACCGCGCCCGTAAACGCCGACTTGATGCCGTTTGCAAATGTTGAGATGACCCGCTTGCCGGACTCAAAGAACCAATTCACGGCGTTTGAGACGATGTTCTTCGCGGCGTTGATACCGTTCGTGAACGCCGTCTTGACGGCTGTGAACCGCTCGGCGACGCCCGAGGCGATGTTTGAGACAGAGGTGACGAACTTGTTCTTGATTTCCGTGAGCTTGCCCCCGGTGAGGTTGTCCAGGAACGAGAACCCCGCCGTATAAATGCCCTTGACGCCCTCGATCGCCGCCGCTGCCGCGCCACGGATGCCGCCGCCGTGCGACTCATAGGCCGAGCGCATGTTGTCAAGGTTTTGGGAGACGGTCGCCTTCGCCGCTCCCATGACGGAGCCGATGACGTTGCCGATCCCGGAGAAGATGGACGTCACGACCTCGAGGGCCGCGCCGAGCTTCTCCTTGAAAAAGTCGATGATTGCGTTGACCCCGTTGCGGAACCACTCACACTTGTTATAGAGCAGCACCAGGGCCGCGATGAGGGCCACAATGCCGATGACGATCCACGTCACGGGGTTCGCTAAAAGCGCCGCCGTGAAGCTCCACACGCTCGCTATAAGCGGCGTGAGCGCCCCCTTTGCCAATAGGAACCCGGCCTTTAGGAGCTTGAACCCGGAGATCGTCTTCGTGATAACGAGGCCCACGCCGGAGACAACGGCGATGACCGTCCCCGCTATGGTGAGGAAGCCGCCGATCGCCAGGACGACAAGCATGATGACCCGGACGAGCTCCTGGTTCTCCTCGACCCAGGAGCCGACCTTCGTGAGCACCTGCTCGCCCGTCGACATGAGATCGTTGATTGTGGGGAGCAAGCTGTTCCCGATGGACTCCTTGACGTTCTGGATGCGCTGCGTGAGCCGCTCAAACCGCTCCGGCTCGGTCTCGTTGATTGCGTTCGCCATCTCCGTGGCGACCCCTGTGCCGGAGCCGAGGGCGTCGTACATGGTGAGGATGTTCCCCTGCAAGTCCTCGGTCTTGTTGTAGAGGAGGTCAATGAGGTCGACCGCCTCGTCCGTGCCGAAGGCGGAGGCGAGCTCCTGCTTCTCCATCGCGTCGATGGTATCGCCGTACTTGCCCCGGAGCTGGTCGAGGATCTCGGGGAGGCTCTTGAGCTGGTTGTTTGCGTCCAGGAACGAGAGGCCCAGCTCCTCGCCGCCCTTCGCTGCGGACTGGATGAAGGCGGCGTATTTCGTGCCCGCCTCGCTGCCGCTCATTGTCCCCTGCAACATACCGAGGATGGTGAGCTGCTCCTCAAGGGGGACGTTCGCGTTCGTGGCCGACGCGCCCAGGCTCTCAATGCTCGAGGCCATCTCGGAGCCCGTCGTCTTGAACTGCTGCACCGACTTCGCGATCCCCGCCGAGAACATCTCGCCGAACTCGAGATCGCTCATGTCGTCATAGTAGCCCTTATAAATGCCGTAGCCCGTGGCAAATAGCGAGGTCATCTCGCCCGCCGTGGACTTCGTCGCCTTCGCGGTCAGGGCCGCGAGGCTTGTGAACTCCGCGACGCCCTCGTCCGAGAGCGTCGCGATGCCGCTTTTGATGTCGTAGGCCGCCGCGATGAAGTCGGCCTTCGTGGTTCCGGCCCATTGGTCGGAGAACTCCCGGGCGGCGTCTTCAACCGCCCCGAGGTCTTTCACGCCCAGGGAGGCCAGCTCGCCGATCGCCCGTCTTGTCTCGAAGGTGGCCTCGACCGGGGACAGCACCGCCCCCGTGATCTGCGAGCCCACCTCCTGCATGACGGCCCCCGTCTTTGCCACACTGCCGAGGGTTGAATTGACCTTTTGCAGCTTGGAGACGGTTCCGTCGACGCTGGATCTGACGCCAGCCATCGGCCCGGTTAGGTTGTCGATCAGGTTCATAATGAGCGACAACCGGAACACGGACTCTAAACTCATGCTTTGCCTTTCACCTCCTAACGTATGGAGGCGACCTTGTGCTCTTAATCAAGGCGACCGACGCCGCCCGGCTACTCCGAGAAAACCTCGGAGATCGCCCGGGCGACGATGCCCTCCTCGAGCTCCTGGATGTACCGCGCCTTCGCAACGTAGCGGAGGAACTCGTCGAGGCCGATCTCCTCAATGTCGAAGCCCTCTAAAAGAGCCGGAGGGAGGAAACGGTGGATTTCCAGAAGCCCGGCCTCCACGAAGTTTCCCTTCACCTCCGAGAGCTGCTCTTTTAGAGCATCTTCAAATTTGTCTGCTTAGAGAGGCCCAGCATCCCGAGCAGCTTCTCGCCGATGGAGAGCGCCAGGGCCGGGAACTCCTCAAGGTCGGCCTCGAGATCCGCTTCGCTTTCCGCGACCACGTTGTCAAAGAGGAAGGTCTTGAGCGCCTTCGTCGCGCCCTGGGCGGTGGTCTTGACGTACCTGTCATAGCTCGCCGTGGAGGGGCGCTTGAAGTAGAACTCGACCGTCTTCTCGGTCTCGTCGTCCACCTCGATCGTCGCGCCGACGCGGTAGACCTTGCCGTATTTCTCCTTCATTTCCTCGGCGCGGCTCTTGCCCGCGACTTCCTTCTTCATGTCTTCCATAGTGTTTTGTCCTCCTGTTCTCGATTATCTTGAGATAACGCCTTTATTTTGTGGGCTCGACGCCGTCCTCCACGATGCCGCCGACGATCATGAGGTCAATGTCCACTGTGAGGGACTTGTCGCCCTGCGCGGCCTTGTGGCTGCGCTTGGTGGGGATGACCTTCTTGAGCTCGTCGATCCGGGTGCGTTCCCCTTCGTTGGCGTAGGAGACGACCACGGAGGGCCACTCAATGCCATAGAACGGGATGCCCTTCGCCTTGCAGTAGGCGAGGACGTCGTCGTAGTCGTCCCGGAGCATGGACATCTTGCCGGACGCCTTATAATTGCCCTTGCCATACCCCCGGGGGCGGTAGCCCTTGCCGTAGCTTTCTTCCATCTCCTGCTCGTCGTCGTAGCTGATTTCCTGCACCACGAGCACGAGGCCGGGGATCTTGACGTCCACGTCGCCCCATCCGTAGGTCTGGCCGTTTACTTTTAGGGACATAGCTCTTTAACCTCCTTCCCTTAGTCGCTGGGCTGCGCCCTGCCGAGGTCTACCTCGACCTCCCGGATGTAGCCCCGGGACACATAGCGGATCTTGACCCGCATTGTCTCGTCCTCGAGGATGGTCTCCTCCTGCCCCTCGGGTACGGTGATCTCGGCGGAGCTGATCTCCTTCGCGTCGATCATGCGCTGCAAGGGAACGAACATGAACTTCGCCCGGGTCTCAAGCTCGCCCTGGACGTCCTCGAGGTCGATGTCGTCGTTGAGCAGAAGGAGCCCTTCCTTCCGGGTCTCCCGGATGATTTTGTTCTTGACCCGGACGTCCTCGGCATAGCGGAAGTCACTCCCGTCCGGGCTCATCATCTTTGTGTGGTAGACGAAGAAGTCGTCGAGCCCGTCGTACTCCCGGAACGTGAGGTAGCCCGCCACGTCCAAAAGTTCGATGATGGAGTTGTCCATCCCGGCGGGGAGCAGCTCGAGGAGCTTCGTCTTCGGGATGCCGAACCCGGCCTCCGCCCTGGTTTTGCCGATGGACTCCTGCACCGCTGCCTTTGCGTAGAGGCCGCACACAAGGCCCGCGAGGTTAACGATCTGCGTCGTGCCGTCCAGCATGACGAGCCGCCCCCAGGCGGTGACGACCTGGATGTCGTAGTTTTTGACCTTCTTGCGCTTGGCCTCCATCTCGAGAGCCCAATCGGTGAGATCCCCGCCGCCGCGCAAGTCGAGCTCGTCCTCGTCCCCCGCCTGGGGGAACGCCGCCTCGAAGACCACGAACACGGGCTTGTGGTAGGTGTCCCGGAGTTCAATTTGCGCCTCGCTCACGGCCTGCCAGAGAGGGAGGTCGCTCTCGCCGACGACGTGGATGAACTCATACTCCTCGGCGAACTTCTGGAGCTTGGTGAACGCCGCCAGGACGTCGCCGTTCGTCATGGTGGGGGCGGTGGTCGTGAAGCTGTAGACATCGTTCACGAGGAAAGAGCTCGGCTTCTGTTCCGACTCCGTCGCCTCCGTAAACTTGAGCTTGAGGCCCGTCCCCTCGATTTCATATTCCCCGGTGACGGGGACGGTGATCTCGTCGGTGTAGCTGTTCCCGCCGTCAATGGAGCAGATAAAGGCGGCGGAGTTGAGCCCGCCTTGCGCCGTGATCTTGACGACCACGGAGAAAGCGTTCGTCGGAGAGCCGTCCACGGTGACGGAGCCCCCTCCGTCGCCGTCCTTAGAAACGCTTCCCAGCTTGCCCGCCGTGGTAGCGGAGACCGGGAGACAGTAGATCCGCGACGCGCCGAACTGCACGGAGCTCATGACGGCATCCGCCAGAGGGGACAGGCCGAGGCGGGCCTTGATTTTCGCCGCGTCCATATCCCCGGTGATGATGATCGGCGTGTCCGAAACGATCGGAGAGACGCCGATCTTGAGGCTCTTTCCGTCCCCCGTCGCGGTGGCAAACCCGAGGAGGCCGTCCGTGACAGTGTGCTTGACATCTCGGAGCATTATCGTCTCGCCTCGCTTTCCTTTGTGGTGTGCGCCCCGTTCATGGGGGCGTTCTCAAAATTCTTGACCGCTGCGAGGAACTCCTCCTCGGTGACGGCCCTGCCGGGCTTCCAGCCCTGGGCGCTGCATACGCCCGCGAAGACGGCCCGCCCGACCTTGTGCTTCTTGCGGAGCTCCCCGATCTCAAAGAGCCCCGGAGCTTTCGGTTCCTGCGGCCCCGCTGCCTGTGTAGCTGCGGTGGCCGATGTTGCTTTATTCGCCATCTATAAACTCCTTTCCCTCGTTTTTGGTGATGGACTCAACCGCGACGTCGGAGACCTTCGCAAAGTCTGTGTCCCTGTAAACCCCGCCGTCAAACCTTATCTTGATTTGCACGGCGACCTGTGCCTTTAGAATAGAGTCGTCCTTGTCGACCCAGTCCGCCCCCTCGACCTCGATCGGAACAAAGTCCCCGTTGACGTAGATGCCCCGGTCGAGGCTTGAGAGGAACGCCCCGAACATGCTCTCGACCGCCTCGTCGGTATAGTCGCCGATTATCACGGTAAAGGCGAGGGCCCGGTCGAAGACCTTCCTCCTCTTTTTCTGCGCTCCCTCTTGGTCTCTATATCGTGTTTTGGAGCCGTTTTGGAGGAGGGTCTCCGACTCAAAAAGCACCGCGCCGATGTGACTCTCTTGACTCTTTTCGAGGGCCTTTTGCGTCGTGTACGGCTTGGACTTGAGGCCCGCCGCCTTGAGCTTGTCGAGGAGGTATTCCTTGCTTTCCTTGTAGAGCATTAGTCATCCCTCCCGATGAACTCCTCGGTCGTGGCCTTGATCTCCTGCATGTCCTCGTCCGAGAGGCCGAGGAAGGGCCGGGCGGGGATGTTGACCTTGACCTTCTTCTTGCTGATCCATTGTCCGCCCACCTGGAAGCGGAGGTTCTTCGCCCGCTTTGCCCGGATGGTGCGGCCCTTGTCGCCGAATTGGTGGGTTGCTGCGTGCTTGACATTTGTGCCGACCGCAAACCCGGAGGCGTCCGCCGTCGTCTTGATGGAGTTGCGGAGCTGGGAGGAGTCGATGAGGGTCTTGCCCCCGGTCTCTGCCGCCCGGATGGAGGTCTTCCACCGCTTGCCGTCCGGCCCCCGGCCTTGCTTGAACCGTTCGAGGGTAGACTCCCGGACGCCTTCGGCGAGGGCGGTGTTGAGGCCCTTCCTGTCAAGCTCCGAATAACGCCGCATTTTTCGGAGGAGGGCGGCGGTGTCTCCTTGCAGTCGGATGCTATACACGCCCTACATCCCCCTCATGCTGCCCCGGGTGAAAAGCCGGGTGTTTGACTTCGCCGAGAACCCGGTCGCGGCTGCGCTTGCCGGGTCGTCGGCTTCCGTGCCGATGGAGACCTTCCCGTCGGCCACAAGCTCAAAGAACTTGATCGCCGCGTTGTAGCGGTTGAGGTAGGTCTTTTGGTCGGTGCTCTCGTCGATGCCGATCCGGGAAAACAGGTTATAGACCGCGATGTCCTTTGAAAACTTGTTGATAACCTTCGGGGCCGGGGAGAGCGGGACGGCGTACCTCTTGGCGAGGTAGCCGTCGATCTCCGCGTCGGCGTCGGCGATCGCGCCTTCAATAATCGGCGCGACGAGCTCCTCACGCTCGGCGGGGTCTTCGATGAAGGCGTCCCCGATGATCGCGTTGAGGGCGTCGTCCTTGAGCATCTCCCGGACTTCCTCTTTCGTGCTGTAGCTCACGCCGTTCCCTCCCTTCGTCTGCTTGGCCGGGCTTAGGCTTCGGCGGTGCCGTCTCCGGCGTATGCCATCTGCCAGAACCCGAAGCCCGCGTTCCCTCGGGAGTCGACGCCATAGAGGAAGGTCTTCTTCATGAAGACGTTGTCGTCGGTCTCCTGGGTCTTGGAGACGAACTTCGGCTTCTTGCGCTGCTGCCAGATGAGGGGCTTGATGGGCCGGGAGGTGCAAAGCAAGAACCACATGGAGTCATGCCCAGCGAGCTGCGGGATGACGAGGGGCTTCGCGGTGCCCTGCATGGTGTTCTTGGTGCCGTTGATGTAGTCGGCGACCAGGATGTCGCGGGCGGCGGCTTCCAGGGCAGGAGGAACGACGAGCAGGTTCGGGACGAGGTTCAGCGCCCGGCCCTTGGAGTTGGTCAAGCTCATCATGGAAGCGCGGGCCGCGATGTAGGACTCCATGGAGAGCTTGGCGGTGGTCTTGTTGGAGACGGTCTTCTTGCCGACCTTGTGGGCGTCAGAGAAAAAGGGCTGTCCGTCGTAGCACTTTTCCGAGAAGCCGCCCGCCAGCAGGGCGAAGATGAGCTCGTCGGGGTGAGCTGCTGCGGACTGGCCGAGCATCTGGACAGAAGGGTTATAAAGGCCGATCTTGTCGTCCTCGATCGCGTTGCGGTCGACGCCGACGGTGAGCTCGAAGTCCTTGTTCTTGATGGTGTAGTCGCTCGCGGTGAGGTTCTGGATCTCGCGGTCGCCGATCCACTCCCTCATGCCCGGAATGTCGCCGAGCCATGCGTAGGTTTCCGAGTCCGTAGTGGACGGAGTAACGGTCGCGACCTCGGTGTAGAGCGGGGCCACTTCCTCAAACGCCTTGTTAAACAAGGTGTTGAAGCCGACGTAAATCCCTCTAAGGGACTGCTGATTGACAATCATGTTCTGTTTCCTCCTTGTCAGTATGAATTAAGCGCCAGCGCCAGCCGTCGCCGGGGTGTAGCCGAAGCCCATCTCGACGGCGACACCTTCGTCGTCGACGCGAATGACGAGACCGGCGACCGAGGCGCTCGTCGCGGTCTTCGTGACGGTCTGGTCGTCCTCGATGTAGCACGGGCCCAGGACTTCGGCGGCGGTGATCTTGCCGCTGGTGGAGTTCTCGAAGATGAAGACGCCGCGAGCGACGCGGATGACGGCCTCGCCGTCGCCTCCCTTGTTCTCCACGGTCTCCTCGGCCCGGCCCGCTGCCTTGAGGCCGGTCGCCTTCTTGCCGGGGATCGCGTAGCCGGTGGCGTCAATCGCCACGATGGAACCCTGATAGATGGTGGTCGCGCCCTTGACAGGGAGGGCGATGTACTTCCCGCCGAGCTCGGACGTGTCTCTCACGTTGGTCAATGCTGCCATGGTCTTATTCCTCCTTCATGCCGTATTTCTGGATATCTTCGGCGCTGACGCCGAGCTGCTTACAGACGAGCATCGTCGCCTCGTCGGGCTTGTCGCCCTTGAGGGCCAGCGCGTCGCCTCCGGCGATCTCGGACATGGGGACGGCCTGGGGGGCTTTCTCAAGGAACTCCTTGAAGCCGTCGGGGCTCTTGAGGGCGTACCCCTTGGCCCATCCTCTCTGTGCCGGGGTGATCTTCCCGCTCTTGAGGGCCAGCTCCACGGCCTCCTCGGCGTCGCGGTCGGCGAGCTTCTCCTCGAGGGCCTTGACGCGCCCATCGACGCCGCCCTTGAGGGCCATGATGGAAGCGGCGACGTCAGCGGTCGAGGCTCCGGCCTTGAGGCCCAGGAGCTCACAGACGGACTTGTTCGCGACGATGCCGTCGTCCTGGTCTTCGGGCTTGCCGTCCTCGCCGGGCTTCTTGCCGGGGGCCTTGCCGCCCTCCGCCGCCTCCTTGAGCGCCTTGTTCTCCTCGACGCAAGCCGAGAGCGCCGTGAGGATCTGCTCCTCGTCCGCGTCTTCGCCCAGGCCGAGCGCTGCCGCGAGCTTCTTGATGAGTTCGTTCATGTTGGTTTCTCCTCCTTGAAATGTGGATGAATTGACAATCGGGGTCATGCCCGCGATCGCTGGGGTGTTGGTGAGGGCGAGGGAGTGGAGGCCCGTCGCCTTGTTGTCCGTCTTGCGGACGGTGATGACCGGGGAGAGGTAGCGGTATTCCTTGTTCTCAAGGTACTGCTTCGC